ATCCAGACTGCTGTTCACATCCAGAGCAGGATATTCGTCAACCGATTGGTTCACAGCAGAAGTAATCAGACGCTTGATGAAACTTGCCATCAGTTCAATCTGACCATTCTCACTTACACCATGATTACTCATGTCATAAGCAGTATAGAAATCATATAGACTGGTGGGGGACAAACTATAAGTAACCACAACATCCATATCTTTCATAATGGTGTTGTCTTTGGTCTTAGGAGTCAGATTATCCGATTGAACAGTAATCTTACGAGTGTTGAAGACTTTGATACTACCGAAGCCATCGTATTTAATACCAGGCGTCAGCACTTCATTCTTCACCTGACCATCAAACCCCACATAGAGACCATTTTCACCTGTGTTGATGGTGGTGAATTGACCAGCGGTGAGCACCAGGGCGAGAAGAACACCACCAGCACCGAGAACAATTTTACCAGTAGACATAATTTAGTTAGGGAGTAAAGAACAATCAATCAGAAGTAACGCCAGCGTAAATCAACGCTACGGCTACAATCAAAAGGAGGAGAAGAGGGAACATCTTGATGAAGAATAGAACAGGAAGTCCCCTTGAGAGAAGAACGAACAGGATTAGAAATACTCCTGCTCCAACACCAAGAATTCTAGCAATCATTTGAACCAACCGTTGATCAACGCAATAATAAACACAATAGCAAGGATAGAAAGACCAATCAGGGCACTAATCCACAGAGGAGACAGCACCCACACCCACGACCAAGTAATGTGACCCGTGAGTTTCAGACCAATAAACAGAACAGTCAGCAGACCAGGGAAACCGATACCGCTGGAGGACGAAGAGGAGTTGCTGGACATAGTAATGAAATAATTTGGTGTGGGGTGCTGATCTCCCCTACAGCATGTGAAGGATCTTACCTAGGACCTATCCCATTTGATTGTGGGTGGTTTCTCTAGGAGGGTTCGCTTCTGAAGTTATTATAGGGCAAAGGCACAGAGCTCGAAGGGACCCTGTGCCAGTTGATCAAGTGTCATACTCTGCTGCTGCCTGCTGCATAGCTTCTGCAATTCTGTCGTTCAGATTGTCATTAGGATCATTCAGGATCTGTTGAATAGGATCATTATATTTTGCTTCGGTTTCTTTTAAACGCTGCAAAAAACTATCATATCCATAATCACCACTGTAGAGATAATCAATATGACGCATAATTTCAGCAATTCTACGAATTTGTGGTAGATAAGATTCCAGACATTCAATAACTTCATCTGGGTATCCATGATGATATCCCCACTCATCGTTCATGAAGTTGTTTTCAATTTCTTCTTCTAATTCATCAGCAAACTGAGATACTTTGTAGTATTCATAACCACAATCGTTGAAATGACCACCGCTCATTTTACTGCCCCCAATTCATCAAGTTTCTCATTCACAAAACCAGTCATATCAAGTGTGCGTGGATCTACACCTTCATCAAGACAATCAAGGTGAAACTCCATAACAGCACCAAGGATCAAACAGGTGCGGCGGTGATCGTGCTCTGTGATGGTAGTATGTGGCATAGCAACATAGGCAACGATGTGCTCGTAGAGTTGATCGTAGGTCATTCAAATTCTCCTGGTTTAGGTTCGGGAACAGGCGGAAGAGGGGGAGGGGTTTGAGTTTGTTGTGGCAGTTGAGGCCGGGGAATTTGCCAATTTCCAACCAGCAGCCCCAGCAGCAAAGATACTTGCGAGAGCGGCACAAACAGAAATAGTCTTAGAAAAACTCATTCAATAACTTCCTCAATAATTTCCCAGTGTGCGTCAGACTTGTCACCAAAACGATTTACACCTTCACGGGTGCTCACCCACATAGCGTATTCGCCATTCTCGGATACCAAGAACAGCTCACCACCAGTATCCTGTTCTACAATACAAACAGGATTACGATTCATCACATTAGCAAAGCGGTTCTTTGCCTTGCTACTCTTGGGTTTGACGATTACCTTTCTCATAGCAGAGTTCTACTCCATAGGTGTTTTTGATGTTGTCTGTCAGGTAATCATACAGCAGATCAGCAAACCCATAGTGGGGGCGTGTACCAGTTTCCAAACTGCCACTCGTTGCCACCGTCCACATAATGTCTAGTGCTTTTTTATCAGGTAAGGTCTTCATCGTCCAATTCAACTCCATCAACAAGGTTTTTCAGTCGGTCCATGACTTCATCCATGGGATAAGTCTCCACTTTTCCTAACTCAATATCTTCTACCATCTGCATTAGATACTCCAGGAACTCTTTGGGATAAACATCATCTTCATTCAACGAAGCCCAGAACCATTCTTTACACTCTTCCTCTGGGTCGTCTTGGGTCAGCAGCGCGTACCCATCGTACCGTGATGACGCGAGATCGCACCAAATACGGAAATTACAACGAATGCTCTGCCATCCTGTCATCCAACAGTGTCCAATCCAGTATTCCCACCAGTTCAAGGTGGTTTTGTTTTTTGCTGTTCCTCTTACTGGTGTACTAAACATCACTCCAAATGCTCCCTGCAGAATTTGAAACGTTCCCATTCTTCATCGCTGAAGTTGTCACTAGCATACGGAATGCCCACCACATAAGAACAGAATCGATTTATCTGTTCCGAGCGGTCCATGGGTGTGCTAGCGACCGCTGCAGCAAGTAGAATTTCAAGCATAATCAACACTCATCAATTGTGAGATAATCTGTGTCTTCTATGTAGTCCCAGTTCCAGGTGCGTTCGATGAATCCTACGTCAATTCCAAATTTATATGCCCAGAACATAATACTCAACGTACTACCATTACCTGATTTGATTTGCAGATATGGCCAACTGGCATAATCATTCCAACTTACAGAACCTTGGAGAAGTGCCCAGTTCTTTGTATGAAGGATTTGGGCATACCAATCATGCCCATAATCGTATCTGTGCTTTAGTGTGATTAGTTTCATCGTCCTGTAATGTCCTCGTAGTCTTGTAGTTTACCATGCCTGAAGTGAATTTTCAAGCGTGGCCAATCTTCCCACGCTCCTTTCCAGTTGGCAGGATACACTTCAATATACTTTGTCATGTAGTGTGGTTGATACCTGCCATGCACACCCGTTGACACCCATTCGTGGTTTCCCCATAGGAGGTTAGGGTCATACTTAGGATGCCCCTCTTCAAATACTTCAAATGTATGTGTGCCAACATAGCTCGGATACCACAGCAGACCAGTTGGATCTAACCAATAGTCAGTCATGGTGCCACCGATTCCTTCTTCAATATCTTTAGTCTGGCACACTACATTAGTAAATTGTTCGCCCAGATTATAAGATGATCTGAAGTAATCGAACATGCCCATTAGTCTTCCTCCACCTTTACAAGTTTGATGTGGTCATCTTCCAAAATCCATTCTAGCAGATCTCCCTCATCCCAACCCAATTCCAGCAACAATTCGTCAGGAATGGGCATCATGAGTTCATCATTTTCTTCCTCAAGCGTAACAGTATAGGTTGTACTCAGGTTTGTATCGGTCGATGTACTTTCTTGCATGTGATTCAGTTTGAAAATAACAAGTTTTCTTTTCAGATTTATCTTCCAAGTCGAGGCACTTTTTGATGTTGTTGAGGTCTTGGTTGAGGTCTTCTTCTGTTTGGTCGATGAAGTATTCTGTGACTTGATTGACCGCTTCGGTTGCGTCGTCAGCGACTCCAAGTTCTTGGAGAGTGTTGAGTTTGTTTTGGATCGCGTTGATGAAGTCTTCTTGGGTCCAGGTGTTGAGGATGCTTTCTTGCGGGTCGTTTTTGTCCCAGTAGATTGTGAGGCTGCCATCGTCTTCTTGCTTGACATCAATCATTTTTCTCCAAGTGAATAATTTTTGAGTGTAGCACTTTGCTGAGCATATTCGTGACTGGTAAGATTTACCAGATCGGATGTGATCTTCTCAAGTACTTGAAAGCATGACCCAGGCAAGTTAGCGTAATTACCGAAACCAGGACCATAGATCGCATCTTTAACTTTATCCATCAGCATCGTGTATGCTGCTAGTTTATCATCAAACATATCAAGATAAAGGTCTTCATCTGTCTGTTTATTAAAACGTGGGATGTCAATCATTATTCCAAACCAATAAGATCAGTTTCTTGTTGCAGTACGGTGCCCATCGGACCTTTAGGAGTTTTCATGAGACGGGCAATCTCTTCTTCGCGCTCGTTCCACTCTTTCACCCGCGCTTCCAAGTCCTCTTCCATGATCAGATCATACTCTTTACAGACCTTACGCTGCTCTGCTTCGGTTACATAATCGTTGAAGACCAACGACATAGCACCACTACGAATGCTAGCAGGACACATACCCACACACAGCATGAACTTTTCAAAAAGTTTGAAATACTGCTTGGCATTAAGATCAGCAGCAGGTGCTGTGATCAGATAGTGCTCTTCAGGAATAAAGTCATCAGCATCCCAGCTAGAACCATAGCTATGGGTGAAGGTTGCATCGAATTTGAATTCAACAGTTGCTTCGTAAGTCATTCTTCGTTATCGTCAGGGTTTTTGGGATTAGCAAAGGTGCCGAAATTGTATGTGTAATAAAGGAAGTTGTTGATGCTACGATCAATACCTAAACTCTCTTTCACATCCAACCACGACTCGTATTCTAACTGAAGGTCTGGTCCTAAGTCAATAGTTACTTGCATATCAAAACTCAATAGGTGCTACATCATTTTCTCTCAAAACCCCAACAGTAAACATGTTAAACGCAATAGTCCACCTAGGGAGTTTTGTCATGTTCTTACCAACCATGTGAGACAAATATGATGGGAACATCACACACTGTCCAGATACTGGTTCTAAGACATGATAATCAACATTATACATGTTGACTGCTGTTTTTTCTGGTTGAATGTATGTGGAGAACAACCTGTTACCATTCACAGCAGGACTCATAACTTGAAATTTACCGCTGTTTGGTGGTGTGTCAAGAAACAAAACTCCACTAATCATAGAATTAGCATGAATGTGATTCCTGCCCATCCCATCTTCTTCATGGAGGTTTACCCACGAAGATGTGAACCTCAGATCAAAATTATATCCAAGCATCTCAACAAATTTACGAGCCTTTGTCATTATTTGTTGGGAAGTATCTGGGAATTGATCCAGTATTTGTTGATCGATTGAAATGTACCCATAGGGTCTGGGGCGCATCTCAATTTGTTTGATCAAGGTTTCTTCATCTTGACTGACATTTATGAAACAGTTGAAGAAAGGAGTTGGAAACAAAGAGACAATCTCATCCTGCATCATTTTCTTTCTCCTCCTTTATCTTTTCCATTAGAGAATCAGCCAACTCTGTCTGACCATCGTTACACGCTTCCATGTAAGCTATGATGAGTTTCCTCATGTTAGCAGAAATTATAGGATTACTGTCTGAGTTCATCATAATCACAATACAGAGTTTCTTCGGCATCAAGTTGCTCGGGATCTAACCACTCAAAGAACTCATCAGCGAGGGCGAGAGCATCATCAATACGCTCGTCTTGCATGAACTCTTGGAACTTATCAGTCACCCAATCAATCAGATCGTCACGTTGTTCGGACAGGCGGATTTCGACAGAGTTGCTCATAGTTTTTTGAGAAAGAGAACGTTGTTAAGGTGGTCGTACTGAATGAACTCTACATCACGAGGCAGCAGAGAGACGGCAGCAGCAGCAAAATCGTTAGGAAACTTTGCGAACAGACGCCAGAACTTTGCCACACCATCGTAGTCTAGAGTAGACTTGGGGAGAACACGGATCTCGTACTCACCCATCGTGTAACGATTGGGATACGGTTCTATGAACTCTCTGATGTGATCTTGCAGTAAATTCATTTCGTAAAGACCTCAACGTTGTGCTCGTAATACAGTTTAGCAGAGTCGATCAGCAGTTTGCTCATGTGAGCAACATACTCAAGATCTTCTTCACAAGGATTCAGATCATAGGCATAATCCCAATCAACGGTGCCATCGGGATTTACAGGAGCACCAAACACGGTAACACCATCATCATCGAGAGCGAAAGCTTGCTCGTTTGCGACCAGATAGTAGCAGGGGATTTCCATGAGAAAGAAGCGATTGAACTCTGTGGTAATTTAGCAGGTGAGGCGCGGAATGTCAAGCATCAGCGAGCGTAGAGATAACCGCCTGCCCAGTCACAACGCTCAAACATCTCTTCACGAGAAGGAATGGAGAGAAGATTGTAACGAACACCCTTGGCAGGCGCTTTCACACTCGCGGGCTTATACACTTCCCCAGTCTTTTTGTCAATAAAAGCGTGGATGCTGTCACGACGACCGTTGATACACATGTGGATCTTGTGATACTTACGACCGTCAGAGTTCAACTCGTAAGTATAACCATCAGGAGCAGTCTGCTGGAGAGCATCGCACAGCATCAGACCATACTTCACGATGTTGAGG